ACAGGATCCAAATACAATATGTTTAACGCACTTATTACAGTATGAGTATTAAAACTGATGTTAGATTCACGCAAAAATTTAATATTATTTAAAACAGCATCCCAACTACCTGTAGTTCTAATGTAATAAAATTGCTCTTTGGTGGCATCTAAGCTTAATGTGATATGTACTTTTTTAAATTTCTTAAGTGTATCGTGCATTTTACCATGAATTTCTACAGTTCCGTTAGAAGTGTAATATAAGGTACAATTTGATGAGTTGCCGTCACTAATAATCTTTTCTAATATCTTCAGATGACTTAAATTTAAGAAAGGTTCACCGCCCATAATAGATACTTTTTCGACTGAACTAAAATCTTCGTTACAAACATTCTCTAATAGAGATTGTGTGTATCCGGCACCTGTATATTTTTTATTTGGGAATAATTTCTTATGCTTCCATTCATCCTCAATCCAATGACTAGAACTTGACCATGATCCGCAGGTCCTGCAGGCCAAGTTACAATTGATCCCGCTATTAATTACTAAATTTTTTATTTTCTTATCAACGATCTGTTTGTTGTATGTGTCATGTAATTGTTCCAAGGTTGGATTATCATCTTGAAATAGCGCATATTGCCGTAAACTTGTTATTCCGTTGTTCTCATCGTCCCAGCACCCGCTACATTCAACACTTTTTATTCCTTTTAAAATATTTTTTTGGATATTCACAACTGTAGGAGAATTAATTAGGTTATGGAACGTTATGTTTTTTTGTCCTGGTATCGAAACCTCGCAACAAATGTTTGATAATCGATGATCAAATCCACCAAAGGCATTGGTGCAATAGGTGTTAAGATTTAATTTGTCTGTCATATGTAATACTTATCACTGGGTATGCTAGGAAACTTGATTGCAACTACGCTGGTATCTTCTAGATATTCAGCATAATAATGTTCTCCAGGCTCGGACATATAAATATCGCCAGCAGCAAACTCTACATTGTTGATAATCATACGACCACTGGTAATCAGCTGCAACTCTGTTATCACACGGTGGTAGTGAGGAGTGTCCTTTGTACCGGCAGCATTGCTCTGCCAACACACTTCAAAGTCTTTGGTTCTAACAGCAGCACCATCAAAATCTCCAACGAACCAACCTCTAGCACCCAACTCACTGAGTTTCAATTTCTTCATGCCGGCCTGCGTCAACTTCTGATTGCATTTCATCCAACATCCGATTAAAGTATTTGGCATCCAAATTGGTCATCACTTCGGTCACGTACTTGTGATAACCCTTGAAGAAATATTTAAACATCTCATTGAAGTCCTTGTTGTTGTTAAACCCGTTACGCTCAACTGTTTTTGTTGATAGGTTTAACACAACTTTGGCACTGACATCTTTGTTGCGCAGTTTGGTTTGTATTGCCACTTGCTCGTCATATTGATGATTGGCCGGATCTTTCATATACCCTGGAATATAAGTTTTCTTGGGATCTCGCGGCTTTGTTACATAGTTGGCTACAAGGTAAATTGATTTTGTCTTCATAGATTATTTAAGATAAGTTTTAAGATTTTCGTTCCACTCAATAAGTTTTGTTTCTAGTCTATCTAGTGGCCATTTTTGCCTTCTTGCTTCGGTTAATATGTTTATTGTTCGCTGGTAGCGTTCTGCTACAGTAAAATCTTTATTTTTTTTGCTACGATAAAATAATACTTTGTTTGCAGTTTGATTTTTAACATCGTCTGTATAATACAAATTGGGGTCAGCAGACAGTCTAGTATCAGCTAGTAGTCCTGGGTGTCCGTTTATTGCTGCAGATGAGATAGTGCCATCTGCAACATATGGCCGCCATCTTTTAAAAATTTCAAGATATTCTAAATGTTCTTGACTGGTTTCGGACGGCCATGTGGTCATTAACTGAAATTGATTTGTTAACCCTACTCTGCTGCAGTTTTCTAGATGCCAATCTACGTCTTCGTTAGTAAATTTTTTATCCATTTCAAATCTTATACGATCAACGCCAGTCTCTATGCCTACATTAAGAAAGAAACCACCGGAGTTCTTAATCATATCAAACACCTCTTTGCTATGACTGGCACTAGGTCTTATGATAAAGAATCCGCTCCATTTAAAATTACGTGCATCAGGGTAATTATTCAAAGTTGCGCAAAATTTGCTAAATTCTTTTAGACTACCGTTAAGTAAACTATCTGCAAAATAGAAATTTTTAGTGCCATGAGTTTCGTAGTATCTAATCATTTCCTGCGCTATGCTACTACCTTTTCTATAACGATATTTAGGCCAATATTTTTCTATATCACAAAACGTACATTTCTTAACGCACCCCCTGCTGCCATAAACATAAAAATCGCGCTCGTTATTGGGATAATCGTACATATCTAGGTTATAATAGTTATAGTTTGGTAGCGGTAAAACCTCAATATCTTCAATTTGCTTGGCTGGGATCCCATTAATACCGGGGTATTTGGTATTACCTTTAAATAATTCTACTAAACATATTTCGCCCTCGCCTTGTATGTAATAGTCTACTAAATTCTTATTATACAATAACTCACCGCAAGTTTCCAGATTAAATTTAAATTCAGTGCCTGGCCCACCTACAACAATTTTTGCTCTAGTTTTTCCTTTTAGCCACTTACACAAATCATAGAGACTAGCAAAGTCAAACATTGTCAACTGTGACAACAAGATCCAGTCAACGTCTAGAGTACTAGCAGTAAGATTATATTCATACAGATATTCTGGTACTATGTCAATATCGTACACAAATGAATATGTTTTCTTTTTATTTTGCCACCATAAATTTTCATTATCGCGAAATAAATTTATATTTAAGTCTATAGCATGAACTTCGTGCCCGTTCTGTCTGGCTACCTCGCAGAGAATTGCTCCAGCAATTGGTGGCCGATGGGGTTCAAGGTAAGGTGTGTTTATTACTAGCGTCTTTGTTTTTTGCATTATCTACCAATTGCTGTAGTTGGTCTAATAGAACATCAATATTTATATCATCATATTTGTAAACATAGTTATTAATAAAAGGAAGACCACTTTGTTTATCTTTGGACGTAGTTACTATATCCGCTTCTCGTAAATTCTGCACCCAATCGTAAAATGGTTCAGAGTATGTAATTTTAATAACTCCATTAACACCCATAAATCCATGGGTTAATTCATGTGGACTACCATCATACTTCTGTAAAGCTAATTTTCTAATTAAAAAATTTAGATTGCATTTATTAATACCCACACCAGTTATTTTTATATATTGATCTCTAAGAATGGTACCGCGATCATCAATTAATGTGTCCCATATTTTTGGACCAAATCTTTTGTTAGTGTAATGTAATTCAATTTGATTATGATCCAACGAGTCAAAGCTTAAATTAATAATTTGAGAATCTTGAACAAATTCTTCAAATAATTTTTTTTTGTTTATTATTATTTGTAATAAAGGCCATTGATGATCATAGGCACATCTGGCTTCAATGGCCAATATCAAATTAGATTGCATTACACAATTTGACTAAGTTCTACTAAGGTTGCTGATAGGTTGATTTCAGGGTCAGCAACCAATGGTGCAGTTGCTAGTCCTTTACGAATAATTTTAATTGCTTCGTCTTGTTGCTCTGGAGTTTTACCCCATAGTTCCAGATTATGATACATCCAGGTAAACACTTCTTCCATCTCCTCGGGAGAAGTATGTGTGCATAACATGGTACGTGCTTCACGCACTTTACCTGTTTTGAACAAATCTACCACGGCCAATTTATGATCGGCTGTACCAGCATCGCCGCTGCTTTTTGACACAGTCAACGTACCACTCACACTATTTCCTTGCAGTAGCTTTAAACAACTACGTAAATCAGGATACGTGGCACGAACATAACTGTCAATGGTATCTAAGTCAAACTCAACACTTTCGTGCACCAGCACTGTGGCCGCTCTTGCAGTAAATTCATTCATATCAGTTTTGTCAATCACAAATTGCTGACAACGACTTTTCAACGGCGTAATAATTTTATGTGCAAGATTACATGTCAAAATAAATCTGGCTTGAGCAGCATAAGTTTCCATTAATCCGCGCAACAAGGCCTGTGCATTATGCGACAAATAATCTGCTTCATCCAACAACACAATCTTTAACTCACCAAATGGCATAGTACTAACAAAGCCTTCGATTTGTTTTTTTAAGAAATCGACTCCGTTGTCTCTTGATGCATTGACCTGTAAGAAATCATATGGATCAATGTCTAGACTGTTTACTAGAATTTTTGCTAGAGTGGTTTTACCTGTGCCAGCTGGCCCAACAAACAACAGATGCGGAATACTCTTTTCCTTGATAAAATACTCAATCTGTTCCCGTTGTCCGGGATCAGTGAATACATACCCATCTATTGTTTTAGGGCGATACTTTTCAGTCCAAAGTTCTTTCATAGATTATCTCGATGTACGCAGACTAAATCCTCGCTACGAATGCTAGGGTCTGCAGGTTCCATTGTTTCTGGGTCAAATGCTTGGTATCCGGCTTCGTCAATCACTTGAAATAATTCTGCAGTATCTGCAGCACTATATGCACCAAACCATTCCGTAAACAACACTGGTTTATATTTTTGCAAAAATGCTCGGCTGTTACGTATAATTTCAATATCGTGCCCTTCTGTATCTGTTTTCACAAACCCAATATTGGCAATTTCTTCTGCTGTCAGATACTTGTTGCACATTGATTCCAAGGTCATTCCTGACACAGTAATACTTTCACCGCTCATTCCTGCCACACGTTGGGTTGTTTCAGCATCCCAAGTTTCACCAACAAGACCGCCGTTGCACATGGCATTCTGATGATCTTTGAATGTGAGTCCTTCAGCGTTCTGATTTGTCACTGCTTCAGTGGCAATTACAAAATTTCCTAGATGACTGTTAACCGCACAGTTAAACTGCAAGTAAGGTAGTATAACAGGATTAGGCTCAACTGTCAACACAGTAGCACGACACTGTGACATCATTGGGATGGCAGTATCGCCACTGTGCCCTCCAATGTCAATCACAGTCATACCGGGTTTGATCCAGGTTGACCAATGATTTTTTACCATATAATAGTCAAATATTGTTTGAAAGTCTGGTACACGTTCTCTTGGATGATCCATTTCAAACCAAAAACAACTCTCGCCGTCGGCAAGGTCTAATTTGTATCCTGTGCGTAATTTAACTGATGTTTGCATTATACTATCTCCTCAATGATTCCTAGAACTTCTGCTACCACAATACACACACCAGCTAACCAAAAGTTACCGGTCATTAGCACACCGCCGGCAAATATTCTAATTGCACTTTTGGCTAGGCTGACACGAAAATGTCCCAGACTGGGATCTTTGGGTTGAACAGCCAACAGTGGCGGATGGTGCGGGCATCTGCCCTGGTTAAAATCGCATGTTGGACTGTAAGGTTTACGACAAATAGCGCATTTGGATGATTTGGTGCTCACAATGATTTACGCTCCGCTGGCACAGCGGTTGAGATTGTTTCATCAGTGTCAGGTTGTTCGTCGCTGACAAATATAATTGCCGTTGGATCTGCTCTGCGTATTACAAATTCTTCATGGTCTTTTTCAATTTTAAGACCACGGCTCCAGCGCCCATGTTCTACCAGAATCCACTGCCCAACTTTGACATCATGTTGGGTAGGACCAACAGCGTACACTTGACCCCAACGTGGACGAATACCATCGGTCTTTCCGTCGTCTCCGAGTAAAATAACTCCACTGCTTAATTTGCGTCCGGTAAAGTCCATGTCTTTTACAATGACTGAATCTCTTAACGGTGTAATTTTACCATCTATTTCAATGGTATGTTGATATCCACGTTTTTGATCAAACGGATTTGTGACTGCCATTTTTTCCTCTTTTTAAATTCGTTGTGGTCCAGGTTCTACAGGTTGTTCTTGTTCGGCTGGTTTGTTTTTTGCTACCGAGTCTGCTAGGCTGCCTCTCAACGGTCTTTTTTGTGTATCAGTTGGGGGTGCAGGATCAGTGTTCTCGTCAACGTCTGCTGCAACTTCGACCCAGTCATCGGTAAGATCCTTCTTGGGTACTCGCTTGTGCGATTCTGGCACATAGTCTGTTGCTACTGGAGTGTTTAATTTGTAATAATCTGCCATGGCCTTGTGCTTGGGCACTTCAACTGTGCCGCCAGGTCCCAATTGATCGCCTTTGGCGTTCACTTTCATGTTTCCCACTGCAATTGTGCTTTCGTTTTGAGCAATAATTGCGTCAATATTTACACGTTTTCCATTTGCTGTAGTATATACTCTTTTCATAGTGTTTCTCCTTGTTAGCGGTATTTACCGTAAAAACTCACTGACATCTAAATCATAATACATGCTGTTAATTCGATGAACACCTATTAGGTACAGCACATAACTTGCCACGCTTGATCCACGGCCTACACCCCAGACAATATTATTGGTACGCCAGGTATCCACTACGTATTTTAATTGTCGTAGTAAGTCAAATAAATTTCTTTCTTGGTACAATAGTAGTTCTTGGCCCACACGTTGTAATTCTTCTTGTGTTTTACATTGACCCAACACCCACTGTGCAATATCTAAACTCAAATATTCTTCGGGCATGTGCCACAAACTTTGTTGAGTTTGATGAAACACATCAACATCGTAATCGGGTGGACAAGGGTGATATTCTCCAACCAATGGAAGATCAGCATAGGTACTCTTAACTGCACTGTTGTACTGATCCCAATCTTGTACTAGAAATTTACTAACATCAACTTCTGGCCGTTGGTACAATATCTCGCATAGTGTGTTGCTGGTAGCGTAGGCCTGACCAAATTGATCATAATTCATTTGATATCAATGATGCCTTTGAATTTGTCGCCCTTGGCCTCCATTTCCTCTAGCGTTTTACGATTACGATTGTCCATCTCGTAACGATAATTTTCCAGAATCATTTGCATTTGTGGAATAATACTAGTAGGACCTGATCTATAAGCCTGATTCATTTTGGACATAAGGTCGTTGTATTTTTTATGAAGATCTTCGTTAGAAAGCCCAGACAAGTCAGTAACAAGTGGGTGCATCAGATATCTCCTTGTTGTCTATTTTCCGATGAATGTACGTTAAACGTGCCGCCGGGATAACGGCTCATGAGTTTGTTTACATTTTCTTCAATTACCGCGTTGGGATCTAGGTTCAAGGCACGACATGCATTGACCCAGTACCACATGACGTCACCCAGTTCACGTTTCATATGGAACAAGCTTTCTTCCGTAAGTGGCTTACCTTGGAACAACATTTTCTTTGGAATTTCACAGAACTCGCCGGTCTCTGCTGCCAGTCCCAGCGCCGCAGTGATCAACAGTGGCACATTAACGTCTGGGCCGTGTGTGTCAGTCTCAAAATTAAAATTTCCATCCAGCTGATCTAGACGATCCATGAATGTGGTTAGGTCTTTGCTGGGTTCACTGGTAACTGCACCAACAAACTCGCTGTAACGATTTAAATTTACGGTCATAAAAAACTCCTAGTTTGCATAATTATACACTATGCCCATCTAGGAGTCAATTATTTTGGATTAGATATTTGTTAAACGTTAAACCAACGTCCAACGGCGGCACTATACATTAGTTTAATTGAAACAGAACTAGTAATACTAGCTGAATTTGCCCAAGTATTGGCCAATCCATAAACTGAAGTTACACCAGGAGTCATGTTTGAAACAAAACAACTGGTAATTGCTGTCATTGTTGTAAATTGTAATTCTCTACCATCTTCAACTGAATTAGGTAGTGTAATAAACAAGTTGGCTACAGTTCCAGTAGGACTTGCGTTAGCAATAAATCTGTTGTAATCTACGTTTGCACGAAGATTCTGCCCAGTAACTACGTTGGCCAAGAAATAATCTGGGTTAATAATTCCGCCATTGGTAATTAAATTACCATTAACAAAAATGTTACCGGCCACACCAACACCGCCCGCAACTACCAGTGCACCAGTAGTAGTACTGGTTGAGCCTACATTTGAGCGTACTACAACGTTGCTACCAGTAGTGTCGTTGATGGCCGAACCCAATGATACATTGCTTGCAATGGTTGAATTGTAAGTTGAAACAGTTAATCCATCTAATGTTAAATTACCAGTGATACTCATGCCTGACAGATCAATGTCTCTGTTTCTAATTAGATCCTTGATACCAATTGTGGTGCCACCATCAACTGTGAAGAATTCAAAAAGATAGTCTGTGTTGTTGGCGATTTCTGCACTGCTAAAGGTTATAATTGGTGGACTGGTACCTGCCAACCCAGCAATTGAATCTGGATCGCCTAAAGTACATGCAGTTGGTAACGTCAATGTATAACTGGCGTTTGTGTTGTTGACCCACAGCTTGATGCTTGCATACTGATTGCTGGTATTGGTAGGAAAGCTAAATGCAAGAGTGGTTGATCCGCTCATGGTAATTTTTTGGAAATTGCCATTTGTAAAATTAACTGTAACACTGCCACTCGCACTACCTATGTTGTTGTAGTTTTGTCTCCAGGCAGATAAGCTTGGGTTACTAATGGTGTTTCCGGAGAAATCATTGTCTAATACTGTATTGGTCAATGCACTCTTCAAGACTGCTTTGTTCTGCAGATCCTCAACTTCGGCTTTGACATATACTAAATTGTTTCGAATATTGGTAAAATTGTCACGAAAACCTTGACTGTCATTGTCTTGGCCTGCAACAGGATATGTACCATCAATATTATTTGGATTTACTTGGCTTGTCATTTATACGAATACTCCATTTTGTGGGAACTTGATATATTTATCCTTACTTTCGGGTTTGATATATTTGTCTCTATTGGTACTAAACGCTGTTCCACCGCGTATACCACGACGACCTGCTTGAATGTCTTTTTCACGTACACAGCAACTACCACCGTCAAATGTGGTTTCTGCTGTTCTAATTGTGGTAGCAGTTGGTATAAAGTACGGAACTGAACCAAAATCTCCAGTGGTATAGCTCAATATACTGGCCGGATAACTCTTACCTGTTCTAATAGACACTGACTGATTAAACAACACTTCGGACACAAATACCAGTTGAAGTTCGCTGTTGTCGCCTTGATCAAATCGACTGTAATATAGATCCGGACTTTCACTGTCAAACCCAACGTTGTCGTCGTCAAATCCCAAGACTGGCAGTGCTCTAAACACCATTCTCCATAATCCGCTTCTAAGGTTAACAGTTGATGTCTGACTAATTTTATCTAAATAGCCTGGAATTACAGTGCCGTCACTGTAGACCCATCCATCGTAATCTTCACCCGCAAATCCAAATTGTGTTTTAAAAATAATTACTTCGTTGTTTAGGAAACTGTATACTCCGTCAATCCATAAATTATCTCTTACCACAGTCAACAAAGAACCATCAATGGTGTTAAAGGATTGACTCACTGCATAGTCTGCCTTGGCTTCGCCAATGATTCTAATTTCTGCATTGATGTCAGAATTGACATCGTTTGACAAATAAAGTTGATCGTTGACAACATTAGTTACCACGGTATTGGCTGGTATTTCGCTGGCAGCGTCTCTACTTTCAACCACCCACCCAAGACCAACTACAACACTGTCGGGTATACTGATCACGTTAGAATTAGTAACAGCTTGGGTCACAGTTGTTATTACAATATCTCCACTGGATTCATTGGTATACTTGTCAAAGGTAGTGTCTCTACTTGGCTCAAATTGTCCTGTTGTGGGATCATAAAAGGTTGAAAGATAATTGTCCCATTGATATCTGTCGGCTATAAAAGTAAAATTGCCTGAGTTTTCTTCTAGACTTTTTTGCAATCTATATTTGATCAGTTTAGAAGAGCCAACTTTGACATAGGCCAAAATAATAGCTCGGGTCAATCCCAACACTAGCCCGTTTTCTTGAACACTGGTCATCCACTTGGGCAATGCGCCACGATTGGTGTACCCAACAGTGTTTTCGAATCTGGTCTGCATGTTGTTAAAACTGTTGGGATAGATTGTTTTGTATTCAGTACCATTAAAATAAAATCCATACTGAACATCCAGTGCTGTTGATATTTCTGGGCCAATGGTATTGTATGCTTGATTGTCCTGGGCATCTACATAGACCACTTCGTATACTGGTACACCTTGAGGATCTTTGGCCACGGCCGTTTTTAATGTGCCAAAATTAATAACTTTATTGTAATGATTGTACTGTATCGCGTCTACAAAAGTGGCAGCTGCCGATGGACTTAGGCCTGGCAGGAATAAGAATTTAAATGACTTTGCAACACCAAAGTTTGGATCATCAGGTCTATAGATCAAGTTTGGTGGGAACACAGACACATCTGTGGTAATGGCCTTTAACAAGTTACGTTGTTCTATAGATGGCAGTGATTTCAAGTAAACATTTTCGTAAGGGGCCAAATTGTATGGTACGACCTTGACAGTAAAAGTTTTTTTACTAGATATAGATTTGTCAATGGCTTCGGCCTTGACAGTAAACGAACTCAGTTGGTCAAATGTGGTTGCTCCGCCATCAACTGCAGTTGAAATAGAATTGGATGTGGTACTAACAACCTTGGTTACGGTGATATTGGTAAATGTTAACAGTGTGCCTTGGCTGACATAAATGGCTGGACGAACTTCAATGGTGTTGCTGTCTACAATGGCAGATATTTTACAACCGGATGTTACCCCAGGCCCTTGCACCAACATTCCTACTTCTAAGTCTGTGGTTGACACAATGTTTAATTTTGCCGAGGTTCCATCCAGGGAAAAATATCTAAATGTGGTTCTTCCGGTGAATCTGCCAGATCTTAAAAATTTTAAACCTTGTGGCGTTTTACGATAGTTTTCAAATACTATGGTATAATCTAGCTCTTTGCCCAGGGTGTTATAAGCATCAACATAAAGTTCGCTGATTGCTCCGTTATCCATTTCTCCTAGATCTGCAGGCGAAGTCCAGATGATCTCTTCGTTTAATGTTCGTTTGACTGTGATGCTAAACGTAATTTCATCGCTGGCCAGACCTGGTTGCAGTGTGCGATATGCACGAATTTTAAATTCGTAAGTATTGGTCTCGGCAGTAAACGTTGGATCTTGCTGCGGTGTAGGCAACGTTCCTATTGCCCAGCCAGTGTCTGAGTTGATAGACAGGCCTATAGGCAAGCCAAATGCACCTTGATCAAACAACAAGGTATCAAAGCCATAATTTACTTCAATAAACGTTACTTCTATATTGTTTGTTGCACCAGGAACTGCAGACACAAAGGTCAATTGGTCGCCTGTCACAGTATAACCTGTTGTGGCAGTCAATAGTACGGTGTCAAGCCGGACAGTAATTCTTCCAGCATTTAAAGGAGTTTGATTCAGAGTGTAAGGACCAGCTGTACCGTTGCCGACAAATTCTTGAACCTGGAGGTCTTCATTGAGATCAAGGTCGTCCATGCCACTAAAGGCCAATTCGTCAATGGACCAAGAAATGTCTGCATCTTCGGGGTCAAATGCTAAAAATCTATAAGCAAAGGTGGAGCCTGATACCAATGTTGGTAAACTGTCCGGAGCATTGAGTATGATAGGCCGATATTTGTCATCTGCGTCAATTGATATAAATGTATTGTTAATAAAAGTGAGATCATTGTCTGACGTGAAACTGCTCTTGCTCACAACCAGGATTCTAACATTCAGTGTGTCAAATTTAATACCATCGCTGACCTGCAATGTAAAATTGTAGTACCTGTCACGACTTTTAATCAATGGATCGTAGATCTCGTAATCAACTGGAACAGCATCAAAACCCAGTAGATCAGGATTGGCAGCAATAATGTCAACAAATCCAGACAGTCTACCTGCTGTGGACAAGCTGGTACCCGGCGGTAATTGCCCGTCTACGATTTTCCATTCTATTGTGCCTGTAGAGCTTTCGTTGGCCGCTTCAAATTGGTAATCTAGATAAGTACCGTCAAACCATGCACCTACTAGGGTGTTATCTAATAATATCTGTGGACCAGTTACATTGCTGACAGTGACAGCAAAAGATCTGTCTGCCACTACTCCGTCGGGATTGGTGGCTCGTACCACAAAGGCAGATATTTCATTTTTTTGATATTGATCTGTGATTGACGGAGTACCTTGCAGCCTTCCGTCCCTGGTCAGATACATGCCGCCAGGCAATTGACCACTCAAGAAACTGTAGAATAGTTCTTGCTCGGCACTGTCAACAGCCACAAGCTGGTAAGAGTAATATTGTAACTCCGGGATCACTCCCACTGTTCCGGACTTAGTTGACCAAGATACCACGCTCATTATAGGATCACTGCCTCAATTATGTTTGTGCCGTTGTTGGTGTTTACTTCAAGACTCTTGGCAAAAATTCTAACACCAAATCCAGTGTCTGAGCCAACACTTCTGGCATAGCCTGGAGTGGTTGAGGTCACCAGCAAATCACCTTTGGCCACTGGTCCGGAAACTCTAACTAATACTCGGCCTCTCAAGGCCACTGGCAATCCACTCACAGCAGCATTCATAAGATATGCTGGATTGGCACTGATTACACCAGCCACACGATGATCGGCAAATTCATTTGTGACTGTAATTTCGGCATCACCGCCAAATACCACCACAGTACCAATTTCGTAGTTATCATCTGCTACATAGTTTTCTGCCAAGTCAGCATATTGTGCCTGAGTTGACACGCCGTACAGCGTACCCCACCAGTTGGTAGTAGATCCTAAGTCCTGGGTAGTGTTAGCGCTGGGTATAATCCATCCTGCTGTGTAAACATTTCCGGTTATGCCAGCGCCACCTTTGATAATCAATGCACCAGTAGAATCTGATGTTGCAGAAGCAGTATTGCTCACAATCACTGCACCGTTTGATACTATCCTAAGTCCAGCTGCATAATCAGCCCACGGCGTAATAGTTAAGTTTGCATTGTTGCTACCACCGTTGCCTGAAAAATAAATTAACGAATCACCAATTCTTGTAGACGGATTGTATGCACCGGCAGAAGCATTTGCAACAAAACTAAAAAATCCAGTGCTGTTATACAATGACAAATCAGGTGAACTGCTTGATACTGCCGATGAGTTAGTTATTTTTACCGCACCTGTCGCATCAATGGACTTGCCAGCACTACCGCCAATGTACAAATTACCAGTAGCAACACTGATACCACCAGTCACTTGTACTGCACCAGTTGTGGTGCTAGTGGCCTTGGTATTATTTCCAAATTGCGTTACAGCGTCGCCACCAATCCTGACAGTGGTTGCGGTTGTATTGAATAATTCACCAACTGCGGTAGTGGTCGTCACAGCAGCAGCAGTGCCGGTATTAATAGCAATGTTTGCAGTGGTTGTTAATACACCAGCCAAGGTCATTGCACCGCTAAAGTCTGTGTCGAATGCCCAAATCTTACTATAACGAGTGCTAGTACTAGAACCAATTGTGTAGGTCAGATTTGTTTCTGGTACAATGTTTCTGGAATTAATTTGTCCTTGGACTGAAAGCCCAGTTAATGTGCCCAGGCTGGTGATGTATGGTTGTGCAGCAGTAAAAATATTACCCTGCACGTTGGCACGTACATTGCCACCAATGTTGGCCTGAAGATTACCAGCCCAGACGTTACCTGCAACACCAATGCCGCCTTTGACCGTTACAGCACCAGTCACTGCAGATGTAGATTGTGTAGTATCGTTAAAGATAGTGGCCAACCCAATGGTGCCACCATCAAATGCTTGTGCAGCAGTTTGTACCGGACTGCCGTTGATATAAATGGTATCTGCACCGGCAAAGTTCATGTTGCCAATATGGTATCCAGTAATTGCAAGGTTACCAATGTTGGCAAAAGTGGAAACAACATTGCCTGCTACATACAGGTTACCAGCAACACTGGCTCCACCTGATACCTTTAATGCACCGGTCACGTTGCTGATTGACGATGTGGTGTTACTGAGCAATAAAGATCCAAACTGCACATTGCCTGGAGTACCAGCGGTGATAATGTTCGCTGAATCGGTTATGTCATCAAGATAAACCAAACTTCTAGTGGAGTTCTGCCATCCCAGGAATGACTTGAACTCGGCTCCTTCGTAATATTGCCATTCAAGTCCGATGTCTTTGGCGTCGTCAGTGACCAATGGTGTAGCAGAATAGTGTATTTGTAAAATTGGCGAACTGGAATTTTGCGAGGTTTGGGCCAGCTGAGTCCCGGACACTGTCAAGTTACCAAAGATTGTAACATTACCAAAAATTAATGCGCCGTTACTTTGGACTGTTAAGTTGCCTGCACTAGTGATAGTATTGGACACAATTGAGTTGGCATTTACCCAGGTGTTTGAATAGATGTATCCTGCAGTGACGCTGACTGCACTGATAATACTAGATTGTGTTCCAGCAAACAATCCACCGTTGATAAAGTCAAAATTGTCATTGACTGTGTCAAAGGCATTCCTGATTACATCGCCGGTACCGTCATTTGCTGTTGCTCCTGTATTAATTAAATTAATTGCCATGTTTTATCCATTTTACTTATTTAACCACCCAACAACTTCAATCTTTCTGCCAGCTGATCCAATGCATTGCCTATAGTACTCACGTTGCTAGTCCAATTTTGGTAATTGCCCATGGTGTATCCAACTGCGCCTAAACTGATATTACCTATATTGGCATCAAGCACAGGGATAGTAATACTAACAATATTACCTATATTGGCATCAAGCACAGGGATAGTAATACTAACGATATTACCTATATTGGCATCAATGGTAGGAATAGTAACACTAACAATATTACCTATATTGGCATCTAGTCCTTGAACACTTGACGCTCCGTTATTATAAAAAACATCACCAACAGTGAAAATGCCCTGAGCAGCAACGTAAAAAGGACCATCTTTAGTCAGACCTGCTACAGAAGTGTTAGCGACAAACCATACATTGCCGTCGGTCCTAATAGCGGCATTACCACCTATTACAGTCAAGTATCCGTCGTGTGCATATTCGGCTGTGCCAGTGTCACCAGCCGGCACAACAAAATTGCCGGACCAGTTACTGGAATTCATTCCAATGTTTAAATAATTTGCAGTATCACTGCCATCATCGGCTGTGATCACAATGTCGCCCGAAGCGTCAGCTCCAGAATTGGTGTTTTGTACCACCAATTGATAATAGCCGTTGACATTACCAGTAAACACACCGGCCTGATTAGGATACACAATTGGGGACGGCGCACCAACTATTAACGATCCAGTGGCTGTGATATTTGCATTAGCTGTAATATTTTCTGCCTGTACATTGCCGTTAAAAATTTGTCCGGAAATATTTGCAGAGTAGGTCTGTAAGGTTAGTATATCTGCAGTGTTTAAACCGGTATCATAAAGAAGCGTACTTATATTGGATTGTTGAGTGGCTGCATTTGCAGTTAACGTGGTGATACTGGCTGCCTGGGTTGCTGCGTTTGCAGTCAACGTGGTGATGTTTGTAGTAGCAGTACCTAGGTTTGCATCAATTGTTGTCAACGATGTTGCCTGGGCTGCTGCATTGGCAATCAAGGTGTTTAATATACCCGACTGTGATCCTGCGTTTGCATACAGAGCATCAATATCCAATGCTTGGGCTGCAGCATTTGCAGTCAACGTGGTAAGTGTAGTTGCCTGGGTTGCTGCGTTTGCATACAGAGCATCAATATCCAATGCTTGGGCTGCAGCATTTGCAGTCAACGTGGTAAGTGTAGTTGCCTGGGCGGCTGCGTTTGCAGTCAACGTGGTGATGCTGGTTGCTTGAGTGGCTGCATTTGCAGTCAATGTAGATGCTTGTGTTGCCGCGTTTGTCCGTAAACTATCAATATCTAATGCCTGGGCTGCTGCGTTTGCAGTCAACGTGGTTAATGTAGATGCTTGTGTTGCTGCATTTGCAGTCAACGTGGTGATGCTGGCTGCCTGTGTTGCTGCATTTGCAGTTAATGCATCAATTGCTAACGCTTGTGTTGCTGCGTTTGCAGTCAACGTGGTAAGTGTAGTTGCCTGGGTCGCTGCATTTGCAGTCAATGTTGATAAGTTTGCGTACTGGGCGGCTGCGTTTGCATACAGAGCATCAATTTCTAATGTCTGACTGGCTGCGTTTGCAGTCAACGTGGTAAGTGTAGTTGCCTGGGCGGCTGCGTTTGCAATCAATGTGGTAAGCGTAGTTGCCTGAGCTGCTGCATTACTGAATAACGTAGTAATGTTGGCTGATAATATGCCAATGTCAGCAGCCTGGGCTGCTGCGTTTGCAGTCAATGTGTTTAGTGTACCCGACTGTGATCCTGCATTAGATAACAGGCTGTTAATATCCAATGCTTGACTGGCTGCATTAGATTGTAATAAAGATATTGCAACATTAGCTGCAGACACATTGGCCCGTAAGGCCACCATCTCTGTAGATTGGCTTGCTGCATTGGCAATCAAGGTGTTTAATGTGCTGCCTTGCGTTCCTGCATTGGCTTGTAACGCAACTATATCACTAGTCTGACTAGCTGCATTGGCCGTTAAAGTGGTCAACGTGGTAGCCTGACTGGCAGCATTTGACAACAAAGAGGATATGTTGGCAGACTGAGTAGCTGCATTGGCAACCAGGGTGTTTAGTGTAACTGCCTGACTGGCAGCGTTTGCCTGTAATACCGCAATAGCAGCGTTGGCAGCAGTGATGTTTGCATTGATTACTGTCAAGTTTGAAGCAATTGCAGAATTTGATAATGCGCTAGTGATGCTGGAATCAACATAAGTCACATTGGCTTTGACACTGACCAGGCTGTTTATCTGGGTAGCCTGAGCAGCAGAATTGCTTTCAAGTGTGGTTATTCTTGCTGAATGATTACTTATAACTGCATTAGCAGCGGCAACATTTGCATTAATTGAGTTGTATGTTGCGCCCGACACATTGGCTATATTTGCAGCAATTGCAGCATTTACATAGGCTTTACTAACGCCGCCAGTAATATCATTTACAGTTAGTACTACATTTCCAACACGTCCGGCTACAGAATGTACCAATACATTAGCGGCCGTAACTTCAACGTTGCCGCTGTAAAGTTCGGTGAAATTATCATTAATTTTTGTAAATGCAACACGTAAGTCGTCGCCAGTTCCGTCACTAGCCGAGGTACCTACTTCAACAGTTTGTTTTGCCATAAATCATCCTTGTACAAGGTATTTATGGCTTTTGTAGAGATTGGTTGTTTGGGCAACTACACGCTGAAGCTGCTGCCGCATCCGCATGAAGTTACAGCCTGGGGATTGTCAATGACAAAACTGGCCCCCATTGTGTCTTCTTTGTAATTGACTTTGGCATTTTGTAGGTATTGCGCACTCATGCTGTCAACCAGCAAAGATACGCCATCAAAGTCCATGGTAAAATCATCCTCGCCGGTTTCTTCGTCAAAGGTGAACCCATATTGCATACCTGAGCATCCGCCGCCCTGCACAAATACACGCAGTTTAAGATTGGGATTATCTTCTTCTGCAATCAGTTGTTTGATCTTGCTCACTGCACTTTCGTTTAGTTCTATCATGCTCGGTCTCCGGCGTAAATTCTGCGATTGACGTATTCCCAATTTATAATACGCCATATGTTGGTTAGGTATTTCTTTTTATCAGCGCCATAATCTTGTATGTATGAGTGTTCCCACCAATCTACCAGTAAAGCAATATCTGTGCGCTTGGCATGATTTTTGATGGTTTTTATCTGTCCACCACGGCTAAGATAAATCCAGTTTGATCCCTGCAGCTTCATTGCTTGTTCTGCAAATTCTTTCTTGAAATCAGTAAATGTGCCAAAATGCCTGTTTATCAATGCTAGGCTTGCACCACTTGGGCTGTTTCCATTTTTTGGTGCTCTAAGTTGTGGAAAAAAGATGTTGTGCAAATACGCACCTGCTTCGTTAAAACTAGCATCGCCCTCACCGCGATTATAACGATCAACGTAACCACGAGCCAGTTTACCATAGTGATTGTCTAGAGTAGTTTTGCTCATAACTGGCGCAAGACTGGTCATGCTGTAGGGCAATTTCCTAAGCTCTAGTTTTGGTTTATCTTCTGTAAGATCAATAATTTCACGCATACTGCTATTTATTACGATACACTATACGCCCGCGACTTAAATCGTATGGGCTCATTTCTATATCAACACTGTCCCCGGCCAGTATGCGTATATTATTCTTACGCAAACGACCACTAATTGTGGCAATTATTGGGTGGTTATTTTCCAATACAACTCTGAACATGGCATTGGGCAGCAATTCCTCTACCACGCCTGTCATTCTGATTAGGTCTTCTTTACTCACACATTCCTTAAAAAACTATTTATTAAATAGCTAGTGCCATTTCTTCGAATGTTTTGCATTTGTGATTCCACATGTTATTACTAATTTTAGGTGCACCTGTGTCTTTGTCAAACGGGATGGTATGTTCTTTTAGTATAGCAGGAAACGAAAAATAGTAAAATTTCTCCTGGATTCCTTCGTACACACAGGCAAGAATATGTTCTTTGTTATCACATCCTGCTATGCCAGCAGCATAGCTGGCACCCCGGTTATACCGTCTTGCTATGCTAAATTTAGCATCTGCACCATTGTCAAAATCAGACCCTACGCCTAATGTAATTGAAATCTTTTTATTAACTGTAGCGATTGCAATTTCAAGTAAATCTTCATAACCAAGGCAATAAAGTTTTTTAATTTCAAACGGAAAATAAGCACCTTTATGCTTTTCTATTATCAAAATTAAATGTTTTTGAATTTTGGTATTTTGTTTAATTTTTTTGTCGTACCAATCTGCTTTAAATCTATCTCTAGTAACTGACACAATTATCTCCTCATTGAACTGATGTCTTTGGCTTCTTGGTCGCTAAAAATAGGCACTGCATTACTTTTATGCATGGTACCAATGCCCACAATCTTATCGCCGGTATATTGCGGAGTTTGTTTGATGGTGACTGCGCCAGTGTGGCCGGTATCCAGGCTGGGCAATGATCTCAATTCGGCCAGACGTGGATTAACTGGTGCCTTGTATGGCGCTGCACGGAGTCCACGAATACGACGTTTCTCATCAGCATCAACACCCCATTTGGCCTGTAGCTGTTTCCAATCTTGATCCAATTGTTCGGCTTGTTGTTTTTGGGCAGAACTGGCCCATTTTTGCTTACCCTTGCGTTTGCCATTTGTGGATAACCACGGACCTTCCATGTGCATTGACATAATTAATCCCAAAATAAGTGTATAGAGTTACAGTATAGCAGAGTTGGTATTTTAGGTCAACGGTCCAACCACTTCAAACCCGTCTATTTGTTGCTTGTACGCATCGTCGAGTCCCAAATATAGGTATCTAAATCCACGAGCCCGATACACTGCGCACTCGTTTTTTAGGCTGTGTATGCCCAATCTCAGTTCAGGATCAACATAATCCCATGCAAATTGCACACATTCGGCATTTTGTGTATCGTAGCGTTTGATCAAGCTAAAAGCTATTAACTGTTTGTTGTGATAGTATCCAATTACATCTGTGCCAGGATCTTGGTATTGACTGTCAAATATGGGCATCACACTGACAAATTTTTTGTATTCGCAATAGCGGCGGTAGATTTGATTCAATTGATCAATAGGCGGTGTGGTCAGGTACTGCCAATTGTTCAGGATACTGTAGTTTGTTTGATCAAGAACAATTCTAGAAAACTTCATGTTTGTATATATCGCCAATCAACCACTTGGGCTAAATTTTCTTCACTCCAACCATCATAATAGCCTTTGGCTCGCAGCAGATCTGCAGACTCATTGATCTTGGTCAACTTCTGTAATACCATGAGTCCACAGTGACCAAAATTCATGCAAACTCCTGATATCATTTCTTCAGCGTCAGGATGATCTTCTAGCACCACGTAATCTTTATACATCAGGATACTGTTTATGTGTTTGGTGAATAATTCTATCTGACTAGCGGAAAATTTTGTGTGATCAAAACATAACACCACAACATCATAATCATCCAAAAAGGTGACATAATTAGCAATCTCTAAAGGGTTGTCAAATACCACGTGGATTTTATTGGCAATCCTGGCCTGCCGTGCATAAGGACAAGGAGCCCAGTTAGCAAGTAACGGATTTGGGTTTTCAACAAAGTTGATCAACCATTGAGTCAGTTGTTGTCTGATTTGATCTTGATCCATTGCAGTTCTTCATTTTTGTATGTTGATATATTGATCTTAGGGTAACGCTGTTGTGCCAACGCAATTACCTGTTCTTTGGTATCGGCCTGGGCAACAAAATTGTTATCAACATCGTAACAAAGAACAACATTGTGGCCGTTTTGCTCAACTTGCTCAAAAACCACCATCTTGTGATGTTGCTCAATGGATTCCGCAGTTGAAGACTTGATATTGTGTACAGTTAGCCATACTGTGACCACACGATACAGAAACCAGATAGTTATTGCATAACCAAGCAATTCAAACATGTTTGATCCTAGGCATAATCACGAATAATTTGTTCAACTTGCTCAAGGTCCACGCCCAGTGCCCGAGCAATTTTGATTGCTGGGTGTCCTTCTTTGTGCATCTCTAACACATCAAGTATTAGTCCTTTGTATGCTGCCATCACGTTTCCTTTACGTCCAAAGTGCATCTCTAATTTTGATCAGGCGAATCATCATGGCCTCATCCTCCGTGCTGTACTTATCTTCTAGCTCACGCATTTTCTCATGCATGGCGTCAGTGTTAACTGCATCATCACCGTAGTCATCTAGATCGTCTAATATACCTCGACCATTACCCCATCTTGTCTCGCAGTAGGCTGTCCATCCGCTGGCTTCCATGGGCTCTACACGCATGGGTCGATACACAGTCCACCAGTAATACAGGTCAAGTATTTCCTGTGCGCGAACAGCTTGATAAGTGGGTTTGCCATACTCGGGATTATCTTTGTCCGTCCACTCATCATCTTGTTTGAGACCACGTGCCCAGTCAAGACTGGCTATACCAGCAGCCGGGCTGCGCCAAGTGCGCCAACGAAACCATCCAGTAGTATACCAAGGTGCAGCAAATTGCTTGTAGGCATCCTGGTTCCAGGCCACATGACTCCAGGCCTGTTCTACTTCTACAAAATCAACAAGCTCATTGAACAGGCAATAAAGAAACCGGTTACCAACGTCCAGCCAACTACCGGGTTTGATATCTCGTGGATGGGCAGTAAGAGCATGAGTGCGAGTAACCCAACGGTTATTAACATAATACTTAATATCATACAATTTGTCCGGGATGTAAAAAATAAAGTTCTGCAGATAAGTTAGCCCATCGTCGGCCAACCAGTAACGAACAGGATGTGCCTGTTTGGCTCGGGCTGTCCACTCACGCCAACCTTTACTGGTCTCTGCAGCGGGGCTTGCTGTGCCACGCAGCCAGTCGGCAAATTTACTGCAACTCCAATAGTGATTTCTCATTGTTTGATCTCTTTCTGTACAGCCGGATCTGTTTGTTTTTCGTTCACACAATAGCCGCCTTTGAACTGATAAACTGTTGATTCCACAGACATTCTTTCATAAATTTCATTGTTGAAACACTTGTACGGGTCTTTGTATATGTTTATACCATAATAATACACGCCATATCCGATACCACCCAGTACACCCAGTACCAATACCAAAATCACAATGCTTTTGAGGTTGCCCATGAGACTGGGTATAAACGCCAGTATCTGCGGCAAGAACTTTAATATGTCTTTCATTCAGCAATCCCAAAATGTTTTTTGATTTCGTACTCTAGTATACTTGAACTCTTGGCTTGTGTAAACCCTTGTGGGGTATTTTCTGCATCTTTGATTACCTGAATGCATTCTGCTATCAGCCTGTTTGCGAAACGTTGCCCGGTTGAATTCCACATAGGGCTAAGGTAAATGTTAAAATGCGACTGTTCGGCTAGTTCTTTAAAAGGATCATCCATTGTTCAATTCCAAAAGGTCAAGGTGTGTCTTGATTGGATAGGTCAGCACCATTCTTGAATGCTTCTTTTATATTCTTTTTAAAATCTTCTTGCTTACTACTATTTTCAATCCTGGCACGGCGATCATATTGTGATTCTGCACTGTTAATATCGGAAGGAGGATAATAACGACCTATACCTTCCACGGTAGGTTCGGCTATACCAAACTTCTTTCTTAGATTGGATTGATCTGTTTGGCTACCCAAAGAATTAATACATTCCCGCACAATCAACTCGGCGAACTTTTGTTCAAACATTTCATTATAATACTTTGTAGACCATTCAGTAGGGTCTTGAGTGAGTTCTACTTTCGCAAAAGCATACTGCCTAGCCTGTTCAGCAAGTAGTCGAATTCGTTCGTTCATAGTCCAAGCCTTCCTAAAATATTGCCCAACCACATCATTCCAACTCCAAGCATAATGGTGCCAACGATTAATATTTTGATTTCAGTTCTATTCATTCTTCTACTCCGAAATGTAATATACCACCTGTGCCGTTGTCAAAGTGTTGTTCAATACGCTGGGCATAATGGTCGCCTTCTTTGGTGCCATCCATTACAGCATTAGTACATTCAAATACGATCAACTCGGCGAACTTTTCTATAATATCTTCAAAATCATCGCCATACTTATAAAACCCTGCTTGTTTAGCAAATTCTTTAATTCGTTCGTTCATCGCCATTCTCCTGATCTACGGATTTCTTCGTCAGTAAACTGTCCGCCCATACGGTCTGGATTCTCAATCCAATCACGGGTAGATTTAGTTTGGTCAATGACCATTTTAAGTTGCTGGATTTCTTTGTCTTTCATCGTCAACATGACCTTGGCCATCTCTAATCGTTCTTCAACGGGAAATGCCTCATTGTCTAAAATCTTGTTCATTCTTCAACTCCGAAATGTTCTGCGATACGGTTGACTGCTAAATCAACATAATAAACACAATCCTCTGGTGTACTTGTATAACTGTCGCCTGCAACTTCCATACACTCACGCACAATCAACTGGGCGAACTTTTCTATATGTTCCTCTACCGCCAACTCATGACCTTTATAGTCAACTGGCATATATGCTCCAAGACCAGAGCGATCATATAGTGCTAGTAAAAGTCTTTTGTTCATTCTTCAACTCCGAAATGTTCTTTAATCGCTTTGTGGATCATGTGACTTCTATCTGCTTTTTCCAAGTTATGTTGTCTAGCAAATTCAGCACATTCTCTAACAATCAACTCGGCGAACTTTTTACATTCTGGCATATCCCAGTGCCCAATACCAAACATATCTTTTTCGTACCCAGCCTGTTCAGCAAGTAGTCGAATTCGTTCGTTCATTCTTCAACTCCAAAATGTCGTGCTATTGCTAATCCTACCCACGCTACACCTGTTTTTTCTTTATTATCATCAAGCATAGCATCTACTTTATCAACCTGTGCCAAGCATTCCTTAACAATCAACTCGGCGAACTTTTGTGCATCAAAATGTAGATGCCCATCAATCAGTACTCCGTTGACGTAATGGCTCCAGCATTGCTTTTCAAATTCTCGAATTTGTTCGTTCATTCTTTTTCTCCTACCTGGATATTGATCCCAAAATGCTTCTTGATTGCATCAGCATACTCATGCCCAGTCCTGGCAGTCTTGTTCTTCCTGATCACAATACAGGCTTCTAACAACAACAGGTGAGCCAGAACCTCTGCGTACAATGTTACATCTGTATATATTCCAAAAGGACAATATATCTTACCATCTCTACCAGGGTACACCAATTTGGATTGCCGTAGTAGTTGCAATATGTGTTTGTTAATATCTGACATGATCAAACCTCTAGGTATTTAAGTTGAAAATGATCTGCCTGCTCTTCCTGTCCATCGTAACCCCTGGGATTACATACCACACGGCAAGTACCAATCATGTAATCAAACTCGTGATGGGTATGACCGTGTGTCCATAGCTTGATATTGCGATTATCTAAGATAAACTCATCTAGATTGGTACTGTAGGCTCCGTTCATGATGTGCTCATGTTTGTAGCGAGGATGCGTACTGGCCTTGCTGGGGGCGTGATGCCCCACCACCACGGTCTTCTGTGTGGGATACACTGCCAGTACCTTTCTGAGTACCTCCAAGAACTTCTTGTGATCCTGTACAGAGTCTTCAGGCAAGAATTTTCTAGTATAGAACCCTTCACGCTTGGTGGTATTCTTCACAGATTGATAGTCATTCATCATGAAACGAATCTGTTGCATAGTAACAGGATCTTCACCGTTCATGTCTGTCCACAGTGTACCACCATAAAACAACACACCGTTGATGATACGCCATTCTTTGTCTAAAAAATGTACATTGTGCAAGTCACCAAAGGTGCCACGAATCGTTTTGGCAGTAGCGGCATAGTCACCGTGGTAGTGTTCGTGATTGCCCATGATCAAGATCACCTGCGGGAATCGTTTACTGCAACGTTCAACAAAATCAAAATAACGGCGAGCACGTAGATTCATACGAGTGGGCATCAACACATCATTAAATGGTTCAAGATAGTTTAAGTCTTCAACCACAAAGATATCACCACCCAGGATCAAAACATCCGCATCTTGATCATTGACCAGATCAAGATCACCAAATTCCAAATGCAAATCACTGCACACTGCAATTTTCATATCATTTCCATTTTAGTGCAAAATGCGATGCTGCTGCATTACTGGTGAATCCAAAGGTATAAATGGCACGTATATGTGTATCCATGTCCAACTGCCAATCGTAATCTTGACTTTGTAACCACGTGGCTGCTTGTGTAGCAGCATCAGTTCCGGTAATTGTTATTTTATACATATACACATTATAACACACTTACAATTTTAGGTCTACTTGTTTTTGAGGATGTCAAATATCCGTTGTTGTTCCAACAACTTTTGTTCCAGTGCTCGATACTGGTCGCCTAGTGTTTTCAGTTGCTGGTAGTCTTGTTCCAGTGCTGGATTGGGTTCAAGCATGCCCAGTCGGGATTCTACTGCGGTCAACCAGTCGGACAAGTTCCTGCCTTGCAGTATCACGTTGCCTTCAAATTCTGCTGTTCCGCTGACCTTGAGTGATCCTGGGTTTAGATCAGTGAGATTTGTGTTCCATGATGTGCCTTGGTTTGCCCAGACTGAACTAGGTATGGTAGTACCACCACCTTTTATAGCATATGTAGGACTCAGCGGCGCAGTTACTGATCGGGCCGGTCCTTGCGGGATAGCAACATCGTCGACAATTATTGGCACTATACCGTCCCATGTAGATGTACTGCGTTTTGATGGTGCGGACATGTTGTAGTTTCTGTCAATTTTGTATTTTTTATTTGTTTGTGCATAATGATTATATTGTAAACATAAATATAACAGTAATGTATTTATTTGCGGATATATCATGTAAAATTTAGATTATTAGCAGGTGTAATTGTACTAAGAATTACTGATTACGAGAATAAATAGTTAAAATACGTTAATAGGAATTAAAAATGATAGAGCTAATTGATACCTTTATAAAACCAGATTCAGCTGAATGGTATGAATATGCTAGTCCACAAGGGTTAGCGGATATTAAAATAATAGAGGCAGCAATTGATAATTTTATCTCTCTTTCTTTGGGAGAATCCCGGATAAAGATGTACAACGGTAATACAGGCACCGCTACCATTGTTCTTGCAGATTGGGATAGAGAAAACGAATGGTACAATTATGTAGACGAGAACCCAGATTTCTTAAATAGTCTAATAAATTGGTTGGTGTACAATAGAGATAACGGGATCAGTCAAAGTGAGTCACAGCAAAGATTGCTAGATGAACATGTTGACCATGGTTAAAAATTACTAAGTGATTTTGGTTGCAGGACCAGGAATCGAACCTGGGACTGTAGCTTATGAGACTACCGTTTTACCGCTTCACTATCCTGCGATTGTTCTTACACCAATTTAAAACGCTTTAATACTTGTTCGATTCTTTAAATGGAATTACTGGCACGCTTGGCCTCTTTTGCATTGTAATGCTCCTCAATTGCTAGTATTGCCCAGGCCACCAATGCAGACATATTGGCATACACCGCAGCCGGGTTATCTGCGCCGTAGCAGACAATCAAGTTAAACACAGTGATGATGCAAATAGTGGCCGGGAACCATCGTTTGAAAAATATAATCATTGCCAACTCCTTGATAGAAAAATATGGCTCCGGTGGAGAGAATCGAACTCCCACCAGCGGTTTTGGAGACCGCTGCGCTGCCATTACGCCACACCGGAATTTACTGTACTAATTACTTTTGAAGAACTTTGTTCAGTCGTTGAACGCTCTCGTCAATCTGCTCTTCCAGTTTCAATTGATTCAGCATGGCTCGATACATGGTCCAGATCAAGCATACAATTACACCTGCTGCAAAGACCCACATGAACATTTCAGGATTGAGTTGAAACAACATAACGGTCAATGCTGGGGAAACGATACACAATGCAAAAAATCCAGCTGTACGTGCTGCTGCACGAATTCGTATATCCATTCTGTTACTCCTTGATAAAAAATTATTTTAGTTTACGCAAATACTCGATACCATACAGGCCTTTTTCAAATTCATTGAGTGCTGTTACACAATCACGGTTGGCAGTACCCACAGTACTTTTGTGTCCGTTACGCAATTCGCGTACTCTGACACTGGCCATCAGTACTAAATTAAATCTATTTTCAATTGGTTTATGCATATTTCTTTCATGTGTGTTTGCTTACTTAGCTAACGAACTTGTATTTAAGGTCAATGAAAACTTCCCTGAAAACAATGCCGCATTTCGTGTCCAATTTCATGCATGGTGCTGTGTTGTCCGGTTATCACAATGCATGAATTGCCTTCCCAAAACGAGCAAGCATCTACACCAAATCCAAACCCACCAAGCCCACGACGTCGACTTTCTGCTTCGCAAGCCTTTTGCACGTTATCGGCAACAACCCATTTTATTGTGCTGGTGTTGGTAAAATTCTTGTTGGTGTTAAATCGTGCTTCGGGATCTTTCCACGATCCCGCAAAACTTGAAGTTGCAAAAATAGCAATTACAACAAAAGCAATAACGTTTTTCATAGTCAACACCTTATTAATTACTGTACAACTATTATAGCAAAATGGGTATTTAAAGTCAACCTGATTTTTCGTTGCTATCTTTGTAATACTTTTGCTGCTTGTGCTTGCGTTCCTGCATGGTTTCTTGGCCCAGGGCTCGTCGCGGATTCATGCACATGTAACATCGGGGATCACCGCAGTTCAGTATTGCGGTTTTGTGGTTTCTATGTGGCTGTTCAATGTATTTCCACTTGGTGCCTTGATGCATGGCATAGGATTTGGCAATACCAACTTGGCGTTGTATCTTGGTTTCGTCGTTGAATCTACGACGACTGTTGCGAAACTTATCTTCCTCATGAGACATAGCTTGCTCCTTAAATTGGCGGAAGCGGTGAGATTCGAACTCACGGACCCATCTCTGAATCACTAGTTTTCAAGACTAGAGCAATCGTCCACTCTGCCACACTTCCTTGCATTACTATTTAACCTGGAGCAACGGGCGTGATTCGAACACGCGGTTTTAGGGATTTGCAGTCCCTTGCATTGGGCCGCTCTGCCACCGTTGCATAAACTTTTTGGTCCGGCTAGCAGGAATCGAACCCACATTAAAGGAGTAGAAATCCTCTGTATTATCCATTATACTATAGCCAGACTAAACCTGCATGTACTTCGGCGTGACAATTAGCACACAATAAAGTACATTTATTAATTTCTTTTCTTAACTGCTCTATAGGAGCACCTCTTTTACCACTAATACCAAATTCTTTTATTGATGGATCAATGTGGTGCCACTGTAATGCCGCAAAAGATTTATCATACTTGCATCTTTCGCACTTGCCGCCACGCTCAATAATTAACTGGTCTAATTTATCTCTAGCAACTTTATAGGTTCGTTTATTCCAGCATTTTTTGCATTGATAACGATACCCCTTTGCATAGAAATGCGATGCTCCTTCGATGCCGCAATCTTTACAGACATACTCTTTCATTTTGCTCTCCTGGTTAGAGTATTTATCTCTAACCAAAGATCATGGTGGGCCGGGTGAGACTCGAACTCACTGTCACCCGATTATGAGTCGGACGCTTATACCAGTTAAGCTTCCGGCCCACGAGTGCCCGCTTGATTACTAGAACTTAATCTAGACCGCGCTACACAAAACTTGGTACCCGGAGCCGGACTTGAACCGGCACGCCATGAGCGGGAGATTTTAAGTCTCCTGTGTCTACCATTCCACCACCCGGGCAAAACTTTTAAAACTTGGTGCCCCTTGACAGAATCGAACTGCCAATTGATGATTACAAATCAACTGTTATACCATTTAACTAAAAGGGCAAATCTTGGCGGAGAGTATAGGAATCGAACCTATCCACCGGTTACCCAGTGACAGTTTAGCAAACTGTTGCCTTAACCGCTCGGCCAACTCTCCTAACTTGTTACTATTATATAGTGTAGTACCTTTAATGTCAAGCAGTTTGTATATATGGATAGATTCTACGTAAGTCTTTACCAGCTAGACTCACTAGCTCATCTTTCTGAGTGCTTCTGTTAACGGCTAAACACGGGTGTATAACGGTTCCAGATTTTAGGGTCAATCCTTCTCCAAACACTTGACAGCTAAGACCCACATAAACATTATCTTCTAATGTGTTATAAACGTGAATACCTGCTTGCCGTTGTATTATACAATTTTTTCCAATAATGTTATGATGTCCAATTGCTGCATATGAAAAAATACCAGTAAAATCTCCAATGGTGTTATATCCAGAAATATAAACAAAAGAATCAATCAAAACATTTTTTCCAATAGAAACTGTTTTATGTACACAGGCAGTAGGATCAACCACTGATATACATTCTAAATTATACATTTCTATCAGGTCTATGAACTTTTTTTTCTTTTGTCTATCCCTGGCTTGAATTGGATTTTTTTCACTGGTCCAGTTTACTACTAAAAAAAAGTTAAAGTTTGATTTGTAAAATTCAAGTAAATTACTATCTTTAAAATTCTCTTCTGTATCAATGACACTAATACCTTCAATGTTGTTGGTATTACCGTAATAATCATTGTCTATCAGACCGTGTACCTTGATATCTAATTTTTCAAATAGATCTTTATAATACCACAAAGCTGCATTAGATCCTAAAAATATTACAGGTTTACTATTATCGTTAATCATTGATTAATAAAATAAGGTTTAAAAAAATTAACAGTTTCTTGCCAAGACGAAAAGGTAGATGATTGAAATCTAAGACTAAACGTCCATCTATGTTGATTGCTATTATTTAAAATTCTATGAGGAATTGCTGCATTAATTAATGTTGGTTTTAAAATTTGACAACGTTCAATTTCAGTTACTTCGTTGTCATCCCATTGCTGATATTCCATGTTGCTAAAATTCTTTTTAGATTGCGTAATCATGTCATGATTATTGGGCTGGTACCAAATCATATATGAATCTAGCCCACTTAATACCCAATTAACACCAATTTGGTTAGTACCAGGTGGCCCATCACGATGTATAATGCTGTTCATGTTGGGTGGACCACAAAAAAGATGACAATTGTTAATTTTTAATTTATGTTCGGCCGCCCAGTGTTGTATATCTAGATGCACTACTTCCAAATTTTTATCTTCAACATAATGCCAGAGATACCATTTTTGTTGGTCAAAATTTTCTTGCTCGAGCGCAGGAAAAACAAAATTGTCTTTTAACGGATTAGTAAAAAAGTTCAATTCATGATAATTTTTCATCTTGTACTGTATATTTTTCATACTTTGCTTTTTCGTTAAAAATATGTTCTCTATCTTTGTCAACTAGCCTAGCAAAATCATCTAGACTATATAATAACCCATTGTGTCTAATCTGAGAAGCTCTAAATGTCTGTGGAGTATTAAAAATTTTATTTAGATAACAAATGGTTCTTGCCATGGTACGTTTATCGCCATCTTTGACATTGGTAGGTCTTTTATGCAACGTTATTTCTTGATCCATGAATACAATTTGGCCATCTTGCCAATTTTGAGTATGCACATATTCTTCTTTGTACACAACTTTTTTTAATTCGTCCATTATACGATTACTTTCTGCAATAGACATACCAACGAATCCGTCAAAACTATGACTAGGAATCTTCATACCCGATAACCCAGTTGCTGTTTCTCTATACAGCCGAGTCTCCATGCCATCAATAGGAACCATGTTATAATGTATAATCAATGTTTGTACAGGATTCAATCCAGGGGCCATCACATGATCAACCCACTTGTGTTTTACAAACAATTCTTTAACTGTGCTGCGCATGTCTGAGCTCAATGATTCATATGCATCGTGTGTGCATAAAAACTGCGTTTGACTGTTTACAGTATCGCTTATGCTTTTGAGACCAATGATCCGTTGCCCATCATCAAATGCACACTGATCGCTGTGCCAATCCAATTCTCCATTTTGGAAGATTCCGGATGGTCTACCCTTGGGGCCTTTTTTATAACTCACCATGCTTACTGCCTTATGCATGTCGTTTCCTGCTGAATTACTGACGTAACCCAAGTTTACAAGAATTTCTCTCCAATGGCGGCCTTCAATTTTCTTTTCAGTCACATACTCGTGAATTAACGCTCTACTTGGATCACCCCATTCTAACATACTTTTATACAACATTTCTGTGGTAATATCTTGTTCAACAACTACTATACACTGTGATGCACACAATTTACCCAATTCTGTAATCTCGTCCGGCGACGCCCAATCAATATCGTATGCCTCGAGGCCAACACTGGCCCCATAATTTTTCAATGGTCTGGTTTTCATTTTTATCCTTTAGTAAATATATTGCTAGTAGAAGTTCTACTCACGGACGGCGTTCCGCATAATCTAATGCGGTAAAGAGGTAGCTCCCCAAGCGTCTAATAGACCGACGTCAACACTATGTTGGCGCTGCACTACTATTTATATTAGCGTAACAGTCCTGTCAACCTTTACATTGTAGGACCGTTACCGTTTTTAAATCCTACTTCACCACCTTCTGCAACGATACGCTTGATCACATCTTCAAACAGCACGGGTGCAAAGTCAGTTTGTTCTACGCAGACGCAATGGTATCTAGTATCAACCGCACCATCTTTCATTACTCTGTTACTGTGCAGATGTCCATGTATATTAGTACCAAAACGGCCTAGGCTGTCCGAGTGAATAGGAATATGACTCAGTATCATTCCGTTCATCACGTGGTAGGCACGTAATTCTCTAAAGTATTCGCGGTACTCGTCGTCACGGAAGATATCGTGATTACCACGTATCAGCACCTTGTCCCCGTTTAGGCGAGCCAATGTACTCAATGCTCTACGATTGATCACAACATCACCCAGGTGATAAACTTTATCGTTGGGCCCAACACGCTCGTTCCAGGCCTTGACCATAAACTCATCCATTTCTTCTGGATCGTCCCAAGGACGCAGTTTGGTCACACCATCGTTGCGTAGGAATCTACATACGCCAGCATGACCAAAATGCGTGTCACTTACTAAAAATACTGCTGGCATATTCAACTCCTTTCTATTATCCAAATATTGCTTTTATTACACGATAGTTTTTATCAGTGCCACGAACTTCTACCCGAGTCTTGTCAATTTCAGCTAGTTCTTGTGCTACCCCTTTAGCCCAGGGCAAAGGTAATTCTACTCGTTCATTGTCATGATCGGGATAGCGTAGCGGCATCCACTGTGCATACCCACCAAATCCCTCAGCATTAGTTTCTGTTTGGGGATTGGCAAGCCAAATTTCATATAATGCCATAATACTTTCCTTTCTATGCTGTTATCCAACGTTCTTGTTCTTTTAAATATATTGATTCATTACCATCGTATTCATCTACACGAAACACAGTTCCCTCTGGTAACCATAGTATGGACAAATCTTTGAGCCCGCCTACGTAGGCATCGGGATACTTCAGTGTTACGTAACTTAGAATTTTATCCGTTTCTTCGGCTTCTAGCCACGCCACAATGCTTGGATCAAAAAGCAATTCTTCAATCTGGTGACAACTATACCATCCGACACCATACTCGGGGCTATAAAGCACTGCCACTTGTCCGTCACGAATTACACGTTCCATTATGCCCTCCTTTCTAAATATTTTGGTACCAGCGGAGGGAATCGAACCCTCTCAAGAACGCTAATCTGGCGCTAAAAGGTTTATAAAACCTCTCTGACTACCAAGTCTCGCTGGCAATTGTTTTTGGAGCGGGGTAGGAGAATCGAACTCCTCGCTTTAGCTTGGAAGGCTAAGGTATTACCACTATACGAACCCCGCTTTAAAACTTGGTACACCGTAGGAGAATCGAACTCCTCTTACCTGCGTGAAAGGGATGTGTCCTAACCAATAGACGAACGGTGCATAAACCATATTGAAGCACACTTTAGATAAGCCCTATGCGTCCGACACGAATGCCACGCATCCAAGGCAAAATGTGTTTCAATATGGTGCCTGGGGCGAGACTCGAACTCGCACGTCTCTCGACACTGGCTTCTAAGACCAGCATGGCTACCATTACATCACCCAGGCATTACTTGTTAAATTGTTAAAGAGTACTCATGTCAGCACACTGTTTGGTGCTTGCTGCTTACTGCTTGATTCAATACACATATTATAGCAAACTACTGATTTTTGTGTCTACCGTTTTATGCAATTTGTTTTTCGTTTGCTTCAATTTCATTTGCAATGGTATTCACTACTACCATGACTGCGGTCCAAACTGCTGCCGGGTTGTCGCTTCCGCGGGCTATCTGATCCACGTACTCCATGGCTAGATCAAATGTTGCACGATCAGCAAACATGCCGTTACGCATGTTTTTGGCCAACTGAAGATTGCTGTTCATTTAGTTCTCCTTGTTGTTTACTGTACATACATTATAGCAAAATGGGCTTTTATGAGCAACCTAAATTTCACGCAAAAAAGTTAACTCTTTTATAATCTTTTCATTAAATCCTGAGGTTAAATCTAAAGCAACATTGGTGGTTATGGTATCAACAACTTTTTTTGCTAATATTGCATGATTACTACGACGCAAATGGTTAGGTCTTGGGTCAGGCCATCTCTGCTCGTCAAATTGAGTAGCTAGTTCCGTTGTTGCAAATTCAGCAGCTGATACACTGTCAAGTGATCCGTCAGACATAATTAAATTTGTGTACCTGGCACAATCAATCACAGTGTCCGATACTGCATTAATAATTACGATTTTTATTTTTAATTCTGCAGCCAGACTATCAACACTATGTAAAAAATTTACAACATGCAGTTTCATTTTAGTTGTGTGTATATCTGAAAAATTTGTTTGATAATATTTTATTGCCAACATCTCGTCTCTAGATATTTTTTTTCTTGACTCGGGCGGTACATAGTTTATTAACTCTGCCGAGGATAACACAGGAAAATCTTTAAAGAAATATCCTCTTCCTTCGTGGGTCAAACAAACTATAACTAAGTCATGTTTGGTTATATATTTTCTGCATTGTTCAAACTGTTCAAAAGTGTATTCAAGCCCGGACCCGCCACGACCAAAGTTTCTCTGGTCGTGTCCTAGCGTAGCAGCCACCAAATATGTCCATGACCAATCAACATTATTTGAATTATCTGCAAAACTGTCGCCAAATATGTAAAGCATTATATAATTGTTCCTTGCGTAATTTAGTTGTACCTGACTAACAAATGCGAGCAGGTCTCTGTGCTATTAGTTGTACTCTGTTGTTTTTCTGTCAGAGAAAACAGCGCTCTTGAGCGACTATTAAAATCCTTAACAGTATCCTCTAGGTAATAAACTGCTAGACTCTTTCTATATACTCCATTGGGCTGAGTTAACGGCCTGCTCAAGCCATGCCATGAATTTTGCGTAGTATCAAAAATTACTGCTCGATTAAACACAGGTGCAATCTCTTTTACTAATTCTTCGGGCTGTGTGGACCCACGCCACAACCCTAAATGCCCACCGTGGTGTTCCTTAAGATCTTGCGAAACATATATTACAATATTTAATTTTCTCTGTTTATGCAACTTTGGGTGCATGGCGTAGTCCAGATGCGCATTTAGCACACCACCAACTCCGTGTATATGGCACCCACCACTGTGCAGCCCAGGATCACTATACAGCTGGGTGCCAACTAACTTAGATAACTTGTTCACAAAATCAGGTGAGTTTAAGTAATCAAACAGCTGGTAGGTGTTTTCTTGAAACAAATACCAATCGTTGTTTTGTTTTTTTACTTGTACTTCATTGTTATAAGTTAACCAATGACTTGAATGATAGTCTAAAAATTCACTTTCAATTACAGCCGCCAGGTTGTTGGGTAAAAAGCCATCAATAACACAATGATCAAACGGTGCTTGATTTTTATAATGATCAAATGCTTGTGTAAAGTTATCTAGATTAATCACTATTTGATAGAACTCCTGTTAACAATAACTTGATCTGCTAGCCCGTAAGCCACTGCTTCTCCGGCACTCATAAAGTTGTCGCGCTCCATGTCTGCATACAGATCTGCATACTGCTTGTCTGCACTGTTGTGAGCGACGTAAATTTCAGTTAATGACTTCTTCATGGCCAAAATCTCATTCACTTGGATCAACATGTCTGTGGCCTGCCCCCTTGCACCGCCACTTGGTTGGTGGATCATGTGTCTGGCATTAGGCAGTATAAATCGCTTGCCCCGAGCACCGGCTTGTGCCAACAACGATCCCATGCTGCAGGCCTGCCCCATCACAATGGTGTTCACATCAGGTGCCACAAACTGCATGGCATCGTAAATGGCCATTCCAGCAGTTACACTTCCTCCGGGACTGTTGATCCAAAGATTGATGTCTTTGTCGGGGTTTTCACTTTCCAGAAACAACAACTGTGCCACAATCAGATTGGCCATTTGGTCGTGTACTTCGCCTTCCAGCAGAATGATACGCTCTCGGAGCAGTCGGCTGTAAATATCATAACTGCGTTCACCTTTGCTGGTGCTTTCGATTACCATTGGAACTAGCATACATCTCCTTGAAAAATACATTATACTACTTAATTGAAATCATTGCAATGGTAGTAGAAATGAAACTTGAACTTGTGATGAATTGGCCACTCTACCAATCAGACCGATCAGTATTGTTCAATTGAAATAACATTGCATCATCAATAATATTCAACTCAAAACCTTGTCGAAGATCAATTTTTGTTTATAATCGTTAATAAACGTAAATCTAACTTCAGTTCATGATGGTAATTTAATACTAATCAACTGCAAATTTTTTACTCAATTCCTCGAATGAAGGGTTACCTTTAAATCTGATAGTAGCTAAAACTAAATTAGAATCAGTTGAAAAAACACCGTGTGGTATATCTGTTCTGACTACTATAGGAGTAAACACATCAACTTGATAGCAAATACTGTGTTCCGAGTTCCATTTTATTTCAAGATATGTCACATCTTTGTCTGTAGCTAGTGTTACTTTGGTCAAGTCAAAATTACCATGTTCCCAATATACAGAATACCCATTTTTGCACACCCACGGTAATACCAAAGATCCGTGACACGGACTGTCACTGCTGACAAAGTAATCCACGTGAGAATCTATAGGGGTAGATGGGGGATAGCCAAATACTAGCACATGTTCTATTAATAGATCGTATTTTTCTAGTTCTTTGTTTATTTCTTTTCTTAAATTATCAATTGGTAGTAATTTTACTGCAGTATTGATTATTTTATTGTCTATCATTCTTTGCAGTTGATAGGTTACTTGTTCGCTTAACGGATTGTGCGCAATAGATGAGTATTTCATATTAGTATTTAAGCACATATTTGTTAATCCGTTAAAATTAAATAAGTACAGTTATGACAAACTACTGCCCTGAACTTTTCCAAACAATGTATGTGCAAAAACTCAATGAAAACGAAGTTAAGCTAGGTCATTGCTGTAACTCAGCAAGATCTGATCCAGTCTCAACAGTTGACATGCATCATGAATTCTTAAAGAAAGGAAGAGTGTTCTACTTAGAACACAACAAGTTACCACCTGCCTGCAATATCTGCGTTGATTTAGAAAATAAAGGAATTTATACTCTTAGGCTACTTAGTTTAGAAAAAATTACACAAGAAGTAACAGTACCAAAACTTGAACTGTTGTTTTATAATTGTGATCCTATATGCAATCTAAAATGTATCATGTGCAACAGCGAATGGAGTTCGGCCTGGATCGATGACGAAATAAAACTTGGTATTCGATCAGATTTAAAAATAAATCGCACAAAAAATAACAATCTGTATCATGACATGGATCTTTCAAATTTGACTGCAATTCATTTTAATGGCGGCGAACCATTTATGACTCGGGATCATTTAAATTTATTAGCATTTGTCTGTCAAACCAGATCATCAAAAGACATAAGCGTAACCTACAACACCAACGCCACGTGGCCAATTACTCAAGAGATAATTGACATGTGGGCCAAGTTTGGTGGAGTTACTGTGTTTTGCAGCATTGATGGTACCCATGAAGTATTTGACTATGTTAGATACGGAGATTCTTGGCAAAATGTAGAGGCAAATATTAAAAGCTATCAGAATATAAAACTAGAACATTTTCAAATTGAAATACATGCTGCAATAGGATTACATAATATTTTATACATTGATGAACTGTATTCGTGGGCTGATCAAAATAATCTTGAGTTGAAATTAGGATGTGTAACACATCCTTTAGAAATTAAAAATTTTCCTTTTGCAGCAAAACAACAATTGATCAGTTACCTACATAGTCTGCCTAGTACAACAAACACACAAATAATTCTTAACGCTGCCAATGCCATAGACGAAAATTCAGATATTGGTTGGCTTTACTGGATTAAAAATCTTGACCGTATCAGAGGCAACAACTGGAAGCAGAGTCTGCATAAGTTGTACGAGCTGGATCCAGAATATTTTGATTCTATTTGA